ACAGCGCAACCACTTCGCCCTGCCAGGCGGTTGTCTTGGCCGCTTCGCCGGTCTTGAGCACGGTGTCGACCACGCCCTTGATTTTGGACACGAAGCCCGCAATCTTGACCGCGATGGCGGCAGCGAAGATACCGGCCGCGGTAGCGCCGAACACGTCGCGCAGTCCTGGGCTGTCCTTGAGCGCCTTGAAGAACGAACTAGCCCAACCGACGACCGTGGTCACGGCGGGGAGTAGAACCTTGCCCGCCTCGATGAAGGTGTTTTGCAGGTTGGCCTTCAGGAGGTTCAACTGCGGGGCGAGTTGTGTCGTGATGACTTCCTTGAAGCCCTGATTGAGGCTCGTCGAACCGGCCGCGCCAATCTGACCCTGAATGGTCTTGAGCTGGCCGAGGTTGTTCAGCAAGACGTTGACCGTGCCAGCGCCTTGCGAACCGAACAGGGCTTGGATCAACGCGCCCTTGCCCGCGCCAGCCTTCTCGGCCGCTTTGTTCACGTCTTGCAGTACGTTGATGAAGCCACCTGGCTTCTTCGCGTCACGGGCGATTTGCTCTTGGTTGACGCCGTACTTCTTCATCGCGGCGTCCATCGCCTTCGTCGGGTTCTCCATTTTGAGAACCGCGGCGGTGAGGCTGGTGAACGAGCGAGTCGAGGTCAGGCCAGCCTTAGAGGTCACGTCCGAGATGGCCGCGGCCGTCGAGAGGTTGACGCCGAAGTTTGCGAGAGCCGCGCCAGCCTTGCCCGTGAGGACTCGGCTCAACTGGTCGAGGCTTCCGACGTGCATCTGGTTGGCCTTGACCAACTGGCCGGTGATTTGCGCGACGCTCTCGCCCTTCGCGATCTGTAGCGTCTGGATACCGACGATGGTCTTGGTGATGTCCGCGACGTTCTGGCCGGTGATGACCGAGGCCTTCGCGGCCGCGCTAACTGCGTCCGTGGCGGCCGCGTTGCGAAGTCCAGCTTGGGCTGCGACGGTGTAGGCCGAGGTGATGTTCTTGGCCGAGACACCCGTCTGGTTAGAAACGTTGAGGATGGCCTTGCCCGCGGCTTGCATCTGCTCTTCGGTGAGACCGGCGGCGTTCTTGAGTTTTTCGAGTCCGTCTTGGAAGTCGTAGGCCGACTTGACGGCGTAGACCGCGGCGCCACCGAAGCCGAGCAGGACGGCGCTAGACGCCTTTGAGACGGCCGAGTTGAACTTGCCCGACGCGCCCTCGGCGGTCTTGCCGAACGACTTGAGTTTGCCCTCGGCCTCGTCCATCTTCGCGGTGAACTCGCGGATGTCCGCGATGAGACTTACTACAACGTTGCTTTCAGCCATTAGGTTTCAAGGGCTTTCGCCCACTCCTCTCGGTAGATCCGTTGTAGTTCGGGGGTGGCTCGCTGAACGGCGGGCTCCATGTAGGGGAAGGCTCGAGCTGGCCCGCCACCTAGTTCGACGCGACGGCCGTACAGCATCGTGGGGCCGGTGGTGCTCAACCACGCGCCAGGGCCGATACGGCGAACCTCGATGCGCTTGATGGAGTTGCGCAGATTGCCGGTGCGCTGGGTCGGGATAGGGGGCTGGGGAGCCGCCGTGCCTCGGGTGTCGAACCAGACACGCCCGTTCTTGGACGTGCGCTGTGTGCCAGTAGGTCGGGGTCGGAACCCTTGCTTCGCCTCGGCCTCGATGACGGCCGAACCCTTGACGACGATAGACCGCGAAGCACGCTCGACGGCTTCGGCTTTGGCCTTGAAGCGGGCGATGACCTCGGCGGTGTTGGTCTCAATGGCGATTTCAGGGCTGTTCGCCACGGATGGCCTCCACGGTGTTGTGAATAGCAATCAACCACTCGGTAGTCATCGTGGGCTGGTCGAGGAAGTCCTCGTGCGTACCGCCGAAGGTCTTGCGGAATAGGTACTCGCGCCAGTAGTCCATGAGTTCACGGTCAACCTCGGCCGTGTGGCCTTTGAGTTGAGCGCGGAGTGCGTTCAGTCGGCGGTAGGCGCTTTTGGGTCGTTCACCCCGTCGGGGCCGAACTCCTCGGTCTTGGCAAACTCCGCGGCGCAGGCTTCAGCTAGGGCGTCGAACACGGCCTTCGGTAGATCGAGAGCCGTGTCGTCAGTCGGGAGGTCACCGAGCGACCACGAGGACACCATGCCAACGATGAGAGCCGCCTGATAGCCGTCCAGGTTGGCGCGGTCTTCGTCAGACAGGTCGGCGAACACGCCCCACGTCTCGGGCTTGGTGTCGTCGAACCCGCTGGTGGCGAGTTTGGCGGCAGTACCCGCGGCCTTCATGTAGGCGCGTGAGATGTTGCGAGTGGTGCGCTCGGACACCTCCGCTTTGGTGCGGATGATGGCCGAGGCGCCGTTCGGTAGTTCGATGGCTGGCATGGTGTCCCCTTAGGTGCTCTTAGTAGCCGGACTGGTAAACGGCGGTCTGGCTGTTGATGGTGGTGGTGCGGATCGGTGAGTAGACCGTGTCGTGCGTGGTGCTTCCACCGGCCACGTCGTTCGCGTTTGCGGTTGCGACGTAGTTTACCTCAATCTCGGTGAACGCCTTGCCGCGCTGACGCTTGATGTCCTGGAACTGCACCGCGCTCATCTGGAACGCGATGGAGTGACCGGCGTCGTTGGGGTCGGCCAGCGTGATGACCAACGGCTGGGGCTGGTAGCCGAGACCGTAGGCCGTGGAGCCAGTCGAGAACAGGTCGGCGTTGGAGTCGACGACCATGAGCAGACGGCCGGTGACCTCAATCGGGCCAGCGAAGTTCTGACGCGGGCCGTTCGTCGAGTTGACGGTGAAGATGGGAGCCGTCTTGCGGTCAATCTTGATTTCGCCGTCCTGCACGTAGTTGATCGTCGTGCCACCCGTGACCGTCTGGCTTGACGCGGTACCGCCGATGGAGACCGACACGTCCCAGCCTGGCACCATGTGCTCGGTCGAGTAGGTCGGGCTGAAGCCGGTCGGGGCAGTCGTGCCGGAGGTGTAGGGGTTCGCGACGAACTTCGCCGTCGCGTCGGCCGCCTTCTCGGCACCGAAGGTGATGGTGAGGTCACTCGCCTGGGCGCCAGCCATCGTGAAGTAGTTGGCACCGTCAAAGTCGACGAGCGTGTAGGACTTCGGCTGTGAACCGTTGGACGCGTTCATGTAGGGCGCGATGACGTGCGTGTAGGGGCCAGCGCCGGTCTTGAGGTCGTTGCCACCCAGAACGCTCGTGAGCAGGTTCGGGAAGGTGTCCGCGTAGAGGTACGTCTTGAAGTCGTACTCGTCGTGGCGAACGCCCTGGATCTGGTCGTAGGTCTGAACCGGCGAACCGCGCAGAGCTTCGTCGCGGAGGAAGCGTTGCATCGGGGTCACCTGCGGGGTGTCGACCGGAACGTACACGAAGCCCGACGTAGCAGCCGTGCCTCGGGTCGTTTCGGCCGCGAGCCCGAAATAACTATTGCTGGTAAGAAAGGTAGCCACGGGCTCTCCTTAGTTGTTGGTGGGGGTGGTTGGGGTGGTGTCGGGTGTTGCGGGCGCTACAGGGGCTTCTGGGGCGCTCTCAACGGGCTGTGCGGGCGTGCTGATAGCACTCGCCGCGGCCTCAAACAGTCCATCGCCAGGGTCGGCGAGCAGGTCGTAGGAACTGCCAGGCTCGGCGAACAGGGTCGCGCCGGTGGTCTGGTCGAGAACTTCGCAGTAGACGCGGGGCTGGTCGCCGGTGTAGGTGAACTGTGGCATGGGGTCTCCTTAGTAGCCTTCGAGTTCTTCAAGAACCGTGAGGCGGATTTGTGAGTAGATCTGCGTGGCGCTGATGGCACCCGACAGCGTGCGGGGGTAGTACGAGATGACCTCGATGTCCGGCCCGCCGTTGATGGTGCCTTCGCCCCATTGGAAGATGGGGTTGCCCGCCGTGCCCGCTTGGCGGTCGGCGCGGATAGCCGTAATCAGGCTGTCGAGGAACGCCTCGTTGTCGCTTCCCGCGTCCTCGGCCTTTGGCTGGGTGGAGCGCATGAAGCAGTCGAGGACTACCTCGTACTCGACGGACTTGCGACCGTTGTGGAGGCCACCGAGGGCGATGCGCGTCTCGCGCTGTCCGGCGAAGTAGATGAAGATGACCGCGCCGGAACTGTGTCCAGGGTCTTCACCCGAGAAGAACTCCATCTCGGGGGTGAACTTTGCGGGGAAGCCGAAGACGTTGGACAGGTTGGTCACGCCGTAGTTCGTCAGGTAGGTGACGATGGACGAGCGAACGGCGGCGCGAGACATTACGAACGGCCCCAGATGGCCTTGAAGGGCTCGAGGAGGTCGTAGCCCATGAGGATGTCGTCCATGCCGAGACCAGCACGCGGGGACGCGCCAGCGACCTCGCCCATTTCGGACAGGACGAGACCGCCCTGACCGCGCTCTTTGATGAGGCCGACGACGATGTGGATCACCGCTTGCTTGACCGCGGGGGGCAGGGTCGAGATGTTGGTGTTCGGGCCGTGGGCGTACTTGGTCGCCGAGGTCAGGGTCACGGTGTTCGTGCCGACGCTCGCGATGGTCACGTCCTCGTCGTTCATGCCGTCCCAGATGGTCATTTGCGTTCCGGTGTAGATGCCCGTGGTGCTCGTCACCGAGAGGGTCGTGGAACCGGCCGAGGCGTTGGCCGTGAGGAAGGTGTTAGCGAAGCCGTTGACGTATGTCCACTGGCAGAAGCACTGCTGGTCGTAGTTCCAGCCCGCGCCAACCGTCGACAGCGAGCCGTAGGTGGTCGTGACGTTCGACAGGCCAGAGGCCGCGGTCACGATGAACTGGTCGCGCTCGATGAAGCAGTTGTTGTTCGACAGCGTGGTGGCCGTGAGACCGACGCCAGGCAGGGTGCCGACCGAGAAGGACTGCACCTCGAGGATGGGGGTGTAGTTCGGGCTGATGATGAACTGCCCCATGCGGTTCGGGCGGTAGCGGCCGTTTTCGGTGTTGACC